CCTTAATTCCACACCTCTTAATATAAATCTTTTCCAATAAAGCGTGAGCGATATAATGTTCCCTTGATGTTAGAACTACAATCCTTTTATTATTTCCAAAAATACTTTTAGGAAATGTATGATGCTTCTCTGTATAACCTTCAGGTAGAGCTCTATTCTCCGCTTTCCTGATAAGATTACAATAAACCTTTAGATAGTTCATTTCTACTCTAACTTGTTCGCAATGCTATTTATACAAGAAAGGAGGACATTTCTGCCCCCCAATCCTTTCCTGAAAAGGTGCGAACAAGTCAGGTGATATTATTTATTCCTCTTTTTGTTTTTGTTTGTCAAGATAATTCATTTTATAGCACCAAAGTTTTTGGTATAGTGCGGTATCACCACCCAATCGCATTGCACTAATAATAGTATCTAGTTCTTTCTGGTTAATAGGTAAATCCATTAAATAAAAAATGCATTAAGATTTGTTGTATGTTCAGTTTTCCATCCAATTGCATCAAGAATAGACTTGAGTGGTTCGAGGAAACTCTTTTCAAATTGTAGGTCATAGTCGATGTATTTGTCAAGTCCTAATTCTCTAGGAAATTCTTGAATAAAAGAAATTACATTTTCTTGAATAATATTTGGTTTTTTAAGATAAACAAATTTAACCTTTTCCCCATTACCAATAGGAGAATACTTGTTGGTTAAATTTTTCTCCTTTATATAATGATTAAAAAGAAGGGCACCTCTTACTTGAATTGGAGTTTTTGATTGATAAATGTTGGATGAAGAATAATATTTACGAACATCAGACGCTGTACGAGGAAATGCAATCTCTTCTGGAGAGAGTTTTCCAAAATCGGAACGACATTTTTCAATAAACTTAATTACTTCATCTTGAGTTCCACTCATCATTAATTTAAGACCATCCTTAATCATTTGACGACAAGGTGCGGGAGTAGAAGATTTGACTGCTTCAATACCCATAATTTTAAGTTTTGGTTCAGTATATCGAACTCCTTCACTATCCCAAACGTTAAGAATATAACGCTTTTTCGCAGTCCATATTCCACGATCAGCAATATTCTCTCGTTTCATCTGCATCTTTTGGTCATATGCGTTCACATAGTCCGCCAGTTCTTGGTAGCAACCTTCAATATAATTTTCAAGTTCCACTTTAGAGATCTTATCAAGGAACGACACAACGCCTTCAGTAGTTTTCTCTCTTCCCTTGTATACAGTCTCAACCAAAGGACCCATATTAAGATAAATGGAATCGGTATCAGAAGCAATAACATAATCTACCTCTTCAGTTTTTAAGATTTTATTAAGATACTTGTTGATCTTTTCCTCAATCCAACGAATAGCAACTTGACCTGAAAGAGTAATTGCTTCTGCATTTGCTAGTTTAAAATAACGGAAGTACTGATTACCAATAGCACCATAAGCACTATTAAGTTGAATCTTCCTTGCCATTTGAATGTTGTTGCACCTTGCAATCTCTTTTTCCAGTTCTTTTGTCTTTTTCTTTTCATACTCCTGCTTCGCAGCAATCATTTTCTTTTTATAGATGGTTCGATCTTCATAAATCTTTTCCATCAGTTCTGGAAGAAATCCACGAACATCTTTACGATACATAGCACCGTTTGCACAAACAGCATACTCTTTATAAGGTTCAAAATCAATTTCTCGATTTAGAATCTTATCAACAGTTACAGAAGGATGTCTCTCTTCCATCAAAGTTTCAGGACTTATGTTAAATTCCATAATCAGGTGAGGATATAGAGAGTTAAGGTCAAAGTTAACAACCCAATCATACACACCAGGAATCGGTTCTTTTACATAAGCACCAGCATACTTTGAATCTTTATCCGACCTTACATTTGGAGGAATTACAATATTTCTTTTTTTCAAGTAGTTGTAGATAATTGTATCCCACATTCTAACCTGAAAAAACACATCAGAATAATTAACTTTGGCGTCATATGCCATCGTCAAAGCAAGTTCAATCAATTTCATCTTGTCTTCCATACGGTCAACAAGTTCCACGTCTTTGATGTTATACTCTACAAATTTCTGCCAACCTTTAGTGTAGAAATCTTTGAAAGTATCAAATTCAGAGTGATCAAGTTTTTTCTGATTAAGTTCTACATTTGCAATATGATCTAGGCGATAAGATTCCTGTGCCTTATAAGTAAATTTCTTATAAAGATTTAGATAATCAAGTTGACTTACTCCACCAATATCATATGAAATGTGCTTTCTTCCCATAAGAAGAACTTCTCTTTCAGTTACGAGTCCCCAAGGAGACATACGCTTCATAAGTTTTTCACCTAAAACCCTATCCAGACGGCGAACAATATATGGAATATCATACAGTTCACTATTCCATCCAGTAATAACTTCGGGAGTGTTATCCTCAATCATCCACCAATTAATAAAATCATTCAGCAAATCATATTCGTTTGAAAAAGATTTGTATTTAACATTACTCTGTTGATTATCAAATTTACCCAGACCCCAAGTACGAATTTGTTTAGTATTATAATCTTGAAGAGTAATTAGAAGTACTTCCTCTGCAGCACTTTCTACATCAGGAAATCCATTTTCAGATGCAACCTCAATGTCAATTGTTGTTACCTTGATTTTACTAATATCAAATTTAATTTCATCCTCAGGGTACTTATCAGTAATATATTGATAAATGTATCGATCATTTCCATAAATTGCAAATCCCTCTACACTATCATATTTTTTAATAAATTCTCTACAATCCCTTACAGTACCAGGTTGAATTTCATCTACATACTCTCCATTTAAAGTTTGGTACTTAGTGGGTTTTTTGGAAGGGACAAAAAGAGTCGGGTAAAACTTCTCACGGGTTACAAAATGTTTTCCATTTTCATAACCACGAACCAAGAAGTAATCCCCGACCATCTGAACGTTTGTGTAAAATCTCATCAATCAGTTAATTCAAGATACTTTTCAACAATTTCTGGTGTTGGATCTGCAATAGTAAGAACATCTTCAGACCTCAACATAATCTCATTTTGATGCGTAACTTCTGGCCAGGGTCTCATATCATCAATACCATAGAAGCGAAGTGGATGGATAAGTTTACAGTTTGGATCTCCAAGTTCCGCATCTACTTCAACAACTTCACTAATAAGAACTACATCAACGTTGATTAGTACACATTTGACATTTTTATCCATTGACTTTTTCCTCATACATTTCAATTACAGATTTTAAAGGTTCGACGATAGTTACAACCCAATCTTTAGGAACAACTATATTTTCATCATTCGTAAGAACAATCCAAGAAGAAAAAATAACTTGAATCTCTCTTCCAGTATCCTGAATTTCTTCAGTAAGAAACAGATCTCTCTGAACAGATACTTTATGAGGTTTATTTAAAAGGTATGCTTGAACTACTTTTTCTTTAGTTTCTGGATTTTCTACTAAAAGTTCTTTTGCATCCGAAATAATTGTTTCACCTGATTTGAGTAATACTAGTTTGATTGACATTTTTAGTTCTTCTCTCAACTCATTATAGCAAAAAAATGGGGGAGTGTCAACTGGTTTTTGCCAGTTGCTCCCCTGCAACAACGATATTCAATAATATTTATTCTTATTCAGATTCTCCACTACCACCAGGATTAAAGGGAACTGCCTTACCCTTTGGTACTCTTTGTTTTTTATGAGTTTTAGGATCGATCACTGTGTGTGCCTGAGCCATCGGATAGGGAATTGTTTCTGTCTCCTGTATGAACTTCTGAAACGATTTCATAAACCTTTCGTTTTTGATGATCCGGAATAACTTTATTTAGTTTAATGATAAGTAATCCATCTTCAAAAGAAATTTCTTTAACCACAACATCATCAGATAAAGTCCAAGTGCGAGTAAATGCTCTCTTTGCTAGTCCTTGATGTAAATATTCATCACTAGTATCACCAGTTTTCTTTGCTTCAACAAAAAGTTTGTTCCATTCAGTAGTGACTTCGATATCTTCTCTTTTATATCCAGCAAGTGCGATTTCCAATCTGAAATCAACACTACTTTCTCTAACTAAATTATATGGTGGATAATTTGTATGCGATTCGAATGAAGTATCAAATCTTTTAAACCACTCATCCATTCCAATACTATTTCTTTGAATCTCCAGCAAATATTTTGCAGTTTCTGGTATTGTAAGTGTAAGCGAACTTGTTCCAAACATAATAGACCTCCTTGAGCGTCTGTAGGTTAATAATGTCCCCGAAGGCAACATCATTAGTATATATGAATAAACATAAAAAAAGCGGAGTGTTGTTCTCCGCCCATTTTTATTCGGTTTCCTCTTCTGTGCGCTTTTTCTTTGCGCCAATATTATACTTAGTTTCCAATACCCAATCACCTTTGTCCTTATAAGAAAGAACTTTAATTTGATTAAGTGGTGCAATATC